TCATAGAACCTTTAATAACATCAAAACCTTTTCGTTTGCAAATCAAAACCAATTCTTGCGAAATATCAATTCCTTTCATTTGAATATCATTGCGATAATTCATATATTTACCATTTCCACAACCAACATCTAAGACTCTTGAATTAGATTCAAATAAATCTAAATAACTTTTAACACAAGGCCATAAACGAACTCTTGTTTTATCAAATTCATCAGCCATTAGGTCATAAAATGTTTCAGTTGAAATATTCATTAGCAATAATAAGAATAATCATAAATTAGCCTTATTATCATTACTAATCAAAAAAAGGATTTAAGGAAATAATAGATTTATAATAAATAAGTTAAATAGATAGATGATGATTTTTTAAAAATTCTATTTTTACTTCAAAATACCCCAAATTATTGTCAATTAAAAATTAATTATATATATATTAAGATATTTGTTCGATTTTTGCTGATTTGGTTATTAGCATAGTAATAATTTTAAAAAGCTTTTATTAGTGAATATCATTTAATATATATTATTTATTTTTATTCGATTTTTATATAAATCTATTATAAAAACAAAAAAGACTATTCAAAATTATCAATGTTTGAAATTACATATATTACTTCATCGCAAATATAATTAATTGCAAGAAGTCCATATATAACTCTTTCATCGGTAAATTTAGTAATATCAACATTTTCGCCATTTTCTCTTTTAAATTTATTCATTGCATCAGTGACATTAACATTATAATGATATTCAATGATATTTCTATTTTCATCTAATGAATTGTGACCAACCTCATCAGCGATTACATCAGCCATAATATCATCAAAAGATTCATCAGAGCTGTTACATCGCTTATTGATAGAATCAATTATTCTCTCGATATGAGGATACATAATTCTTGTTATAAATTTCTTTAAAAATCAAATAATCATTTTTTAAATAAACTTATAAAAATTCAGTATAAAATCAGTTATTACATATATAATAATATAGATATATATATTATTGATTTTACTAATTAAATTATTATTGTTTTCTTTCAATAACTTTAATGAATTATTATCATCATTATGATTCTTGCGTGATTTAGTAATTTCATCTACTATAAAAGTCATATAAAATGGAGTCAAAATTGAATTACTATCACTTATATTTATTTTATTAAAGAAATTATTAAATAACATATCTAAATTATCAAAAATAGATTTTTCAAAATTCTTATTTATATATATTTTTAAATTTTGAACATTAATTTTAATATTTAATTTTTTACAAATAGTTGCAATTTCTTGTATTTTATTATCGATAGCTTTATTATAATTTTTATCATTTAAGATAAATAATTCAAAATCTTTTTTAATATCACTTTCTTCTACTATTACCATTTATTATAATAAACAAAAATAAATCTTTAAACCTATTTAAATTGAGACAAATAAGTATTATAATTATTAAATCGTTCAGTCATTTCAATTTCTTTTTTAATAAATTCATCACGACAAGTATATAGTTTTTTCAATTCTGATTTAATTGCATTAACCTTTTCAATATCATTTTTATCATTTGCAATTTTCATATTTTTATCTAATAATTCAATATCATCAGTAATGTCATTAATAAGTCGTTTATACATCTTCAAATAATAATAAAACAAAAATTTAAGCACCAATGAAACATAATGTTCGGGGAATTGCAATATTATGTCTGCAATAACACATTTGAACATTTATGTAATTAAATACTTCATCAATTTTTATTATTAGATAACCTCCTATAATTTCAATAATCGTTGCATCGTGTTCGAAATCATAGCGAAGAACTTTTGATCCCTCTAAATGTTCAGTAATTTTACTGAAATCATAGCGAAGATTATTAGTTTCTTTCGAAAGTTCGGCGTTTTCATCGAAATCAAATAGAGTTCCATCCACATATTGGAAAATATCATATTCGAAATGATCCAAATTATAGCTAATATCTCTATTTAAAAGATCATCAATAAGATTAATGATTCCATCCATGTCATTGCTCATTCTTTCGAATTGTTAAAAACTTAATTAAATTTAATAAATCATTTTTATAAATTTATAAATAAAAAATAACTCAAATATAGTAAAAGATGAATAATGATAATAATGATAATAATGATAATAATACAGAGATTTTAGAAGAAATTAAAAAGATTTCAATTCGTCTTGATAAGATTGAAAATGATATTTCTTATCTTAAAAAAGGCTCCGATAATATGAATAATCATATTTCTTTTGTTGAAAATGTTTATGAAACAATTAAATATCCATTTTATTTAATTATAAATAGAATTCATAAAATAAATAATTTACCTGAAAAAAAAGTAATAACTAACTCTTAATTATCTTAAATATTGAATCATTTGTAGTTATTGTGAATTGATTATTATTATCATTATCATAAATATTAATTATAAGATTCTGCTTATTTATGAAATTAACTTTTAAATTAAAATGAGATTTCAATAAATAAATGACTATTGAATATAAATCATTTAGTTTATCTAAATCAATTTTGCAACGATACCATTTAATTATTTGATTATTATTATGACCGTAATAATTCATCCAGTCGCTTAATTCATTTTTATACATTCGATAAATACGATTTGTTAATAAAGCAATTAGTCCAAATACATTCTCTAATTCTTCTTTAGGAATTCTAATAAAATTAGTATGATTCATAATAATATCAATTAAGTTATCATTTAGTTTTGTTTTAATCATTATTTCAACTGTCATCAGATATCTTTTAGGTTTGATAATTGTATTTAATAATGCTAATGAAATCATTAGAATGATGATGATAATAATGATAATAATAAAAATAATAATCAATTTTTAATGCCATTTCAATATTTGATTATATAACTTCATATAATTCCAATATCTATTTTGAATTAAATTGTTATAATGAATTTGATTATAAGTTAGTTTTCTATCTTTTTCTAAATTCCACAATGGATATAACATTACACGTCTATAATTAATAATTGACATATCTATGAAATATAATGAATATAATAAATTATATTTATTAAACATTATATATATTTATATAAGTAAATAAATGAGTTTTGAAGATTTCGTTGAAATACAAAAAGAATTAATAATCATTAAAGATTATATCAAATCTAATATAAAGGTTTTTAACGGTAAATTTGATGAAATTGATAAACAAATAGAAGAATTAGAAAAAGAAATGGAGACAATAACTAATCGCCTATCTTTGCCATAATTTTATGAACATTAATCATTGGTAATATTGGCGAACATTCATGAAGTTGTGTTTTTAAGAATGTTTGAATTTTAAATTCTTTTGGGAATAAGTAAGTTAAGCCTTGTTTCTCATCTATTGTCATTTTTTTCAATTTCTCATTAAATGCTAATAAGTCATTGCTTTGAATTGGTAGAATTAATAATAATTGCATTTCTGGTTTTAGAAATGTTCCATTACTCTGAATTTCCTTAATTTCATTGACTTTTAAATAATTACTGATATCACGAGCAGTTGGTGGATAATTATAAGGATAGAACCATTCTTAATCTAAATCAAATTTCTTATAATAATTATAAGTCCAATAAATCCCCTTAATATAACTATTAACTAATATTGAAATTAATGAACTATCGAAATTAATATTAATATCAAATAATGATTTATAATAATTATATCGCCATTTCTTATTATTCGCATAAATTTCATGTAATAACTCATCCTTATTTTTCAGTCCAAATTCTTGCGATTTTAAAGTAAAATCCGATGGTTTTTTATGAATAAATCGTGAAACTTCATTAAATAGATCTTGATCTTCGCTTGCTGCTAATGTTGTAAATATAGCCATCAAACAATCTTTATTAATTTTATTATCACAAACCAAACTTTTATGTTCCTTAATTGCTGCAGTTGTTATTTCAATAAGATTATTGAGTCCTCCATTTTTCATATTAAGTGTTAATATGTGTGGTATGAAATCATTACCTAAAATAGAACACATTACACAATAACTTTCAATTAAATCATTGTCACTAATATCATCTCCGAAACTCCATTTTGGCTTTAATTCATTTATAATAGCACTTTTGAGATTGTTAATTGAAACAAATGTAACTTCATCGTTATTCTCTCGCATTAGATAGATATTAGGCAATCCAGAAATCAATGAAAGGATAATTAAATCGGCATCGAGACCATTAATAATCAAATTAGCGTTTGGATCACTAACGAGTGTTTTAAAATGACTGAAAATCTTATGTTCTCCTTCGCCCTGATTTTTACTTCCATCAAAGATAAATCCTTTTTTATCTTTAATTCTCATTTCTAAGAATTCGTCAAGTTCATTCATAAATTCAGTTCCCATTGAAATTGCATTAGTATCCCATTTAACTTTACAATCATCAATCTTATTTTTATAAATTGATAGATATCGACGCTTGCGCTGTTGAATAATCTTAGCTAAAGGCGCGACACCATCAATACAAACGAGGAGTTTAGATGGTTTATACATAAACGAATAATGATTAATCTTATCCCAAAGCTTTTGAAATAAAAGTTCTTTGGTGAATTTATTTTCTTTGAGTAATTTATGGGTTTCTGGATGAATGATTCCATTAAAATCAATTGCATAAATTGAGATATTGGATGGCAATTTACTAAGAATAATATTTCTATATTTCTTAGTTAAATAAAAGAAATAATATGGAATACCCATTTAAAAACTTCTTAAAGATATTTAAGTTATTTTAACAATCATTTTTTAAATAAGTTTTTTTATTCTCTTATTTTCTTAATAGAACAATAAGATTATTTTTAATGGGTGAATTTTTAGATGTATTCTTCGGAAGCTCACAATCTCTTTATGCATCTTATGCTATATTAGCTGCTATAATAACTATATGTGTAACTATAATGCTTACTGGTACTGATATTCCTATGGCAAATCGATTCTTATTCGTATTCTTAACTATTCTAATGCTTCTTCCTTCCGTCTTCCTTATCTTATTTCAAATTACTTGTATGGTAACTGGTGGTACTAAAGATACTCGTTGGTGGTGTTGGTTATATGCTTGGATAGTTGCCGCTTTCATAATTATCTATTGTATCTTTGTAATTATCATCTCATTTTCATCTCTTTTCACTTATAGCAATGCTGTTTCAAAAGTAAATATGCAAGAAGCCACTAATAAAGTTTCGCCTGATGTATCAAATGAATATGCACGTAAAGTAATGGTTGAACATTTTAACGCTGAAATGTTTATCGACGATGCATTATCTTCAGATGTTTCAACAGATTCACCACCAAAAAATTTACCAAAAGAAGTAAATACAACTCCAACAGTAATATCAGACACTTCACCACCAACACTACAAACAACACAACCTTCTAAAAAACGCGAAGAACCAAAATCATCTGAACAATCATCTGAACAATCATCTGAACAATCAGCTCAACAACCACCTCAACAACAATCAATAGATCCTTTTACTGGAACATTAAATTTTGATGATGTTGAAGCTTTTTCAAATGGTAGTGATAATTACTCCGCATTTTAATTATTTAAGAAATTAATAAATAATTATTATTAATGAAATTAAAGCTTTATGAAAAGCAAAACTTTATATAAAATTCAATGTTGCAGAAATTGCGGTTTAAATGGTCATATTTATAAAAATTGCTTACATCCAATAATTAGTTTTGGTATTATCTGTTATAAAATAGAAGGTAATGAAATCAAATATTTAATGATTCAAAGAAAAGATAGTTTGTCATTTATGGAATTTATCAGAGGTAAATATGAAACGACAAATACTGAATATATTAAGAAGTTGTTATTAAATATGACAATTCCAGAACGAAATATGATTTTAAATAATAAATTTGAGGATATTTGGAATTATGTTTGGTTATCAAATGAAAATGGAGTAAATAAGAATAATAAAGAGTTTATTAATTCAAAGATTAAATTTTATACATTGAATGAAAATAATTTTTTACGAAATTATATTATTTCAATTAAGAATATTTATAATGAACAAGAATGGGGATTTCCAAAAGGTCGCCGAAAAATGCGTGAAAATGATGTTGATTGTGCTGTGAGAGAATTTTACGAAGAAACGAGAATCAAAAAAGAAGATTTAAATTTAATTACAAATATTATTCCATTTGAAGAAGTCTTCTTTGGAACTAATAATGTAATGTATAAACATCTTTATTATGTCGCAAAATTAGATAATGTTGATGTAAATATAAAAGTTGATCGTGATTGTATGGAACAAATACGAGAAATAAGAGCAATTAAATGGTTTAATTATAATGATGTTATTTCACACATTAAGGTTTATAATACAGAAAGAATTGAATTATTTAAATTTGCCAATAAAAAGATAATGGATTATGAAAAAAGCTTAATAGATAATAAATAA